GTCAAACACTGTATCGACGTCGGGGCTGGGGTCATCGACCCGGACTATACGGGGGAGGTCAAAGTCGTGCTCTTCAATCATGGAGATGAGGACTTTGAGGTGAAGAAGGGTGATCGAATCGCGCAGCTCATTTTGGAAAAATGTGAGACACCCCCCATCGAAGAGCTTAACATCATCGAGGATACGGAAAGGGGATCGGATGGGTTTGGGTCTACTGGCAATTAGCGAACCATAGGTCTTCGGGTGTAGGCATGAAAAGTATACCCTGACTCATAGTCATATACAATTTAGCATTATCCACGTTAGGGTAAGTGTGTAATACCCATCTCTCCCAATATTCGGCTCTGAAGAAGTCTTCCCAATCTTCTTCTGTACTTTCTTTAATTTTCAACATCCCCTTTTGTATTTCATACTGATTCCTCTCTATTCGCAGCTCCTTAGGAATGATAGCCCCTTTCCTAAGAAGTTGTGCACGCATAAGACGGGGATTACGATGGTCGGGGAAATATTGAACCCCCACCTGACCAAAGTCTATGGCTCTCTTGGTTGGGAGAATCACTCTATACTTGTGGGTAATAGAAGGACTGGGTTGTAATACGACATGCATTTATGTTTTATCATAATATTAATTTTATACCTTTATAACACATGTACACCTTAACTGTTCTATTACTTATGTTTATATTTTTACTTGTATTACATTGGGTAATAGAAGAATATGTGTTTGACATTAATGTTTACGCGGAAATGGAACGGTGTCATGATCCAGAGTATCCGTTTGTTCAGATACAAGACAACTTTTATACACCCGAACGTTGTAAAGAATTGTCCAACTATGTATCGAAACATAAGTATACAGGTAAATCCACACTAAATGGATTTGAAAAAACGAAAGGGTTCGTAGTAATGTTCTCATCTCGACACGAACAAAAATTTGCTGATACTTTCAAACCTATATACGAAGTGTTTAAACAGGTTCGGATACCTGGTACGAACGCGTATATATTCAACCCCGTATTGATAGAACCTTCAAGTGACAAAATAGAGCGATCCATAGATTTTCATTATGACGTGTCGTTGGAAGAACAAACTAAAACTAATGAGGGTCGTAATTATTTACCAATAGCAGTGACTGTCATCTATATCGAATTACCTGATACATATGAAGGTGGTCATTTACGTTTATCTAAATTTGGTGCTGTCGATTCATCTGGTATAAGACGATATAAACCAAAATTGGGAAGAAAATTTACATTTCGCGGGGATGCGCTACATTGTGTAGAACCCATATATTGTAAAAATCCAAAAAGTAAACGTATCAGTTTGGTGTTTGAGCAGTATAAAATACCTGAATCAAAATTAGAAGATATTAGATTTGACGTATCGACCACTACTAACATAAAAAAGAAAATGTAATACTAATCATGTTAGAATACACGGCATCAGGTAATATACCTGTTCGAGTTGGACAAAATGCAAAAGAGAATGATCAACTCACGAATACCAGCGACCCCAGGTACCGGTGGATGCATGTGAGTGGGTACCCAGGTGCTCATGTGGTTGTGTGTTACGAGGGAGAGGAACTTCCTAGAGATTTGAAGAGGGATGCGGCTGTACTAGCGATATATCACAGTAAAACACCAGAGTCTAAGATGTCTTGGGTAGACCTGGTAAGAGTCGAAAATGTAACTATGGCAAAACAACATGGACAGGTGACCCTCCAAGGTGAAGTTATTCAACTGACGATCTTTATGCGGAAGGAAAAGGAACGTTTGGAAAGAATCTTAAAAACAAAACGTACTATCTAGACAGATGAGTCACCAGGATTTGGAACCGCTTATTATTCGAGGTAAAGCTGCACCCATTAACCAGATACACACAACGACGCATTATGAACGTACGAAAGAGCAAAAACTCGAGGATGAGGAGCTGGGTACCCATAAGAAGGTACCACTCTCTATGTCAAATATAATTCAACGGGGACGTATTGCTAAAGGTTTCAATAGACAAAGAGATTTAGCAATCGCAATTGGGGTTACTACGAGTGTAATTAACGCGTACGAGTCTGGTAGGTCTATACCAGACCCATTCGTTCTCCAAAAATTGAGGAGGGTCCTAGGGGTCAAACTAAAGTAAGCTTGTGTACAATCCAGCGATGTAGTATACATCTTTAAAACCTAGACCTTCCAATTTCTCTGCCGCAAATCTAGCTCTCTGTCCAGTGTTACAGTATACGAGTAATCCCCGCTTTGGGAGTTCCGTAGTTGTCTTTTCATTGATCTTATCCACTGGGATGTGTAAGGCTCTAGGGTAGTGACCGGCTCGCCACTCTAGAGCAGTTCGAACATCGATAACCCTCTTTATCTTACCATCCTTAATGAGTCTCTTGGCTTCCCTGGAGGACACGAGGTTCTGACCTAAATAAGTGTACGCTGTGAGAGCGGCGAGACCACCAACCAAAACGATTGGTATCATTTAGTATCTACGGGGATTTTAACTTTGACATGTTCCATCTCAAAACAACACTGTGCATGACCATCATAGGTCCTCTGACAAGCTTTACAATAATAAAGATCCATTGTTATATATAATAAGAATAAATAAACAACTTAGGCTAACATAACATTTTTCGTGCGTGAATCTTCCGAGCTTCCTCCCAACGACCGGACATCTCAATTAACCTCTTCGTCTGTGTTTTCATTTTAAACAGTGACTGACCATTTCGTAAATTCTTAAAGGCGTTCTCTACTGTCTTATTCGTGATACTCACACGACTCACCTTGTAACGCTTTAGCTCATTCTCAAGACTGGTTACGCGCTTCTCTGCATCTGAAAGTTGGTTCTGTAGACTGTCGATGACCACTTTGTGTTTTTTGATTTTTGGGTCGTTCTCTAGTGCCTTGATGATACGTTTCTGTTTCTTAATTTTCGCATTTTTCTTCTTGACGACCTTGTCTATCTCTGGTCCAAGATCGATTACAAACTTGGACGTTTTTCGGGGTCGTGAGGAAGATTTAACCATTTTACATATTTTATACTTTTTTGTCTTTGACTTAGTTGCCGAAAGCGACACCACCCATACCATTCTTGATGCGAAGAATGTTATAGTTGACCGCATACGCCCTCACTAAGTTACCGTTACGCACACTGTTACCATTGAGAGTGAGTTTCGCGTTATCGATGCGAGAAAAATTCAGAGTACCAGTTGGTTGAGACTTGTTCATGGTGAGGCAGAAAGGCCATGTGAATGTAGAGATTGTGCTCAGGGAATCGTGGGGGAGAACCGAGCAATGCATCTCTGGGACGACATTGTGATGGAATGTGGATGACATATTCTCGAAGAGTGGTGTACCGTTGATGTATAAAGTCGATGTATCGAACGTCCAGTTGGTGGACCATTTATTGGTATCAGCTTCGGAGGAAACGATGTGAAGAGCCTTGACGGGGTGGTTAAAATACGTAAGATCAACTTCGGTATCAGCCGCGGACATTGGTTGATATTGGGTTTGGGTGATGAGAATCTCGTGTTCATTGTCGACGAAGAATTTACGTTCATCGGTATCGAGATACACGTAGTTACCAAATACTTTCACGTTGCTAGGCGCGAACGTACCCCCACGGCACTTCACGCGGATTTCGACCTCGTGATACTGGAGACCTACGAGAGGAAGGGACTTGGTCCAGTCATCACTGAAAAAGAATGGAAGGACGTAGTGGTTCGCGTGTGTGGAAGAGCCAAGAGCATTTTGGGGGACTTCATCGAGGGTTACGGCGCAAGACGCCTTAGCTTGGTTATCCTTGTACAGGAGATTGTGAACACCCTGAATGTACAAGGCGTCGATTTGAGAAACCTTCTGTCCACCGATCCAGAGTTGGAACTCAGTAGTGGTCGTTTCATCCTTATCGAAAAAACCGAGGTTGGAACTACCGGTAGCACCGATGTTTTCCGCCTCGATCCATATGTAACTGAGAAGATCACCCTTGGACTTGATGGGTATAGTGACTTCATTACCGCTACCGAAGGTACCGATGTAATCAAGGCGTTCGGGCTTGATGGAGAAATTAGTGTACCGCTTGTAGTTCTGACGGAAAAAAGTTATCTCGGGCTGACCAGTGATGTACACATCCTGAGCACCCACAGAAACGAGGTCAATTAAAGCAGCTGACATTTATTAGTAAACGATATTAAAATTTTCGCTCATTGTATACACAACGGGGATGGGTGTCGATTTTCAAGCACTCACATGGGAAGTGGTAGATACAGATGATGAACACTTAATCAGTATTTTCGGGAAGACTGAACATGGAAAATCTGTATGTGTGACCACAGTATTTACACCTTACTTCTTTATCAAACTCTCTGAACGCGTCACTCAGCAGACTGTACAAGAAATCTATAATTTCATCGACAAGAAGTGCCCAGAATGCTTGGTTTCTTTTTCAGTGATGAAAGCCAAAGATGTTTGGGGATTTCAAAATAATAAGGAATTTGTGTTCATGAAATTGGATTTCAAAAATCTCGGGAGTCGACGCCGTGTGGACTATTTCCTGAAAAACCCGATTCAGATATCATCTGGTACACAGCGAATGAAAGTTTTTGAATCGAATATTGACCCGGTTCTCAGACTAATGCACCGAACTGGTATCCAATCAACTGGCTGGCTGAAGACCGGTGATGATTGTGTACGTTCACACCTCGCGAGAGTTGATATAGATCTTTTCTGTAACGACTGGACTACGTTGAAACCTGTACCCCGGGATGATATCGCTCCATTTGTTGTGGCGTCTTTCGATATTGAATGTAACAGCTCTACTGGTAAATTTCCCAATCCAAACGTGAAGGATGACGCATGCTTTCAAATCGCGGTATCTCTATGTACATTCGGTAACGATGAACCGTACGATAAGACTTGCTTTTGTTATAAGAAAACCGATTCAAACCTCGATGGGTGTACGATAGTGAGTTTTGATACAGAACGGGAAATGCTCGAGGCATTTCAGCAGTACATACATCAGAAGGATATTGATATCATGACCGGATGGAACATTTTTGGTTTCGATTTTGATTACATTTACACGAGAGCTTTCATCGTTGGATGTAACCCGGAGTTTTTTAGGATGGGGAAGTTGAAGAGTCAAGTGTGTGAAATCACCATTAAAAGGTTGAGCTCGAGTGCATTGGGTGATAATGTATTGAAATTACTCCCAATGTCGGGACGTTTCATTTTCGATCTGTTCCATGAAGTGAAAAAAGGATACAAATTGGATTCGTATAGTCTCAATAACGTATCAAAATTATACCTGGGTGACCAGAAAATTGACATGTCCCCAAAGGAGATGTTCGCTCGATACGCTGAAGGTGATCCCATCAAGTTAAGGGATGTGGCTGAGTACTGTATGAAAGACACCCTATTACCACATAAACTCATGAAGAAGATGTACATTCTTCTCAATCTCCTGGAGATGGCTAAAGCGACTTGGGTTCCGATGTGTTTCCTGGTCGAGAGAGGTCAACAGATTAAGGTATTTAGTCAGTTGTCGAAAAAGGCGAGGGAAATGGGTTTCATGGTTCCGACGATTAGGTATGGGCAATTACCCGAAGAACAATACGAGGGTGCTACGGTACTCGACGCACAAAAAGGGGCGTACTATACCCCAATCACAGCATTGGATTTTGAAGCCCTGTACCCATCTATCATGATGGCGCATAATTTGTGCTACTCATCATACGTCATGAATGAAAAGGATTATGGAAACATTCCAGGGGTGACCTACGAGACTTTCCAGATTAAGGATAAGACGTATAAATTCGCACAAGATGTTCCTAGTCTTTTACCCAGTATTTTACTTGAACTCAAACAGTTCCGTAAAAAGGCGAAAAAAGACATGGCTTCTGCAACTGGATACATGAAGGAAGTGTATAACGGTAAACAGTTGGCGTATAAGATATCGATGAACTCCGTGTATGGCTTCACTGGCGCTGGAAAGGGTATTCTCCCATGTGTACCGATAGCTTCAACGACGACATTCCGTGGGCGCGCGATGATCGAGGAGACGAAAGCCTACGTCGAGGCTAACTTCCCGGGAGCGAAAGTGAGATACGGTGATACAGATTCAGTCATGGTTGAGTTTGATGTAGGGGATCGTAAAGGTGTAGAGGCGATTGAATACAGCTGGGAGATTGGTGAAAGGGCAGCAGAGGAGTGTAGCGCCCTCTTCAAAAAACCGAATAACTTGGAACTTGAGAAGGTCTATTGCCCATACTTTCTATATTCAAAAAAACGATACGCCGCTAAACTTTGGACAAAGGGTAAAGATGAGAAAATGCACATGGATTATATAGACGTAAAGGGTCTCCAGCTCGTTCGTAGAGACAACACACCTCACATGAGAGAAGTGTGTAAGGAACTCCTTGATGTTGTCCTTACTTCGAGTGATACTGGTCCACCCAAAGAACTCGCGAAGGAACGGGCGATCGAGCTTCTCTCCGGTGATGTCCCCAATGAGAAACTTATACTGAGTCAGGGTTTATCTGATAGTTACAAGGTTGCTGGAAATTCTGTGTCTATCACGAGTCCCCAATCCGCGAATATCAATCAGGCGCATGTTCAAGTTGTGAATAAGATGAGAATGCGTAAACCTGGATCCGAACCACAATCTGGTGACCGTGTTCCATATCTCCTCGTGAAGACGGGTGACCCAAAGGCTAAAGCATTTGAAAAATCGGAGGATCCCAAGTACGTGGAGGAGCATAACATTCCCATTGATTACCAGTATTACTTCATTAATAAGTTTCTAAACCCTGTGTGTGATTTACTCGATCCACTCTACGAAAATGTAAAGCAGGAAATCTTCGGTGAACTCATCAATCAGTGTAAACCACCACCAAAAAAACGGGAACCTGCCCTGAGCACCATGAAACGAGAAGACCTTATAGAGGAATGTAAAAAACATGGTATCGATTGCGAGGGTAAAGTAGTTGATCTCAGGGAACGTATTAAACAGGTGAGGATTCAAAGAGAAGAGAGCGTTGAAGATCTATTTAAAAAATACGAGCTAGGAAATAGTAAGTAATGAGCTACAGTGATAGAATTATTGGGCTGTTCGATGAAGAACTTAAACACCGTATCGATATATTGATGACTGAATACGCTGTTGTAATTTCAAAAAAGTATGCAATTTCTCTTGACCTGTTACTGAGGGATGTCCCAGTCTTGTCCGCGAATATGATGTGTAAAGGGACAAAGTCCGATGGTTCGAGGTGTGCGTTTAAGGGTATACATGAAGGCTACTGTGGAAAGCATAAAAATGTGGGAAATCGCATTAGACAGAGAATTCATGAGAGTCGTAATGGTCACACCCATGGACCCGAAGTTTTATTTTCCCCCGAATGTATAGAATGTAATAAATCGAAACAACTTATAGATTTGAGTACTATTTTCAATAATGAGTAAGTCCGATATTCTACTATCATCAATTAACACGTTCTATGACGAAGAAAATAATCGATCCAAATTAATGAATATACTAGATAAAACAAGTGGTATTTCTTTGCGAAATCTGGAATGGTTCATCACCAATTATGCGAAGAAAAATCACACATCCTATAAGACTAATGACGGCAAAATATTCACCGTGCATTATGCGTACAAGTCAAGCCTTGATGGGTACAGTAAAAAGCTCTTCGACCCATTTTGTCGATCTGAAAAGTTTGCATATACCGTTCCGGGGACATCTCATGAAATTCATACAACCCTCGCGCAGTTGAATTTCATCAAATGGTGTATCAAGAACAACATCATTGATTATATAGCAAACAATAAATTGACTCTGTTTAATAAACAATCTACCTAAAAAAGTACCTTAGCTTTACCATTCCTGATTATCATCATATTGTAACTTTTTGCTATGATTATAACCTGCTTAGGGAAATCCATTTGTGGGATACCGAGTACTTCGATGAAATTGTCATCAAAGTCGAACGTTCCTTGGCTCCCATCGTATTCGAGGTCCATGGTGACGCGTGCATCCTTGACCCCACTGAAATTCATGTGACCCGATGGTTCCAATTCACCCGGGTGTAACGCAAAACTATACATGTTAATGTTGCGAAAGACGGGTGAGCGTTTGTGATATATATTCGATAAAGATGTTGATAAGAAAAGATTGTTCCCGGTTGTTTCGTTTATGATTGTTTCACCGTCACATTCGAGTGTCGTCTTATTTTGTTTTGAGTACATCAAAGGGACGTGTTTTTTACCTCTCGCCCATTTATTGAAGACGGTGGGTGGGTACCGCACAGTGGGTTGTGTCAGTAGAAAGACGATATTTCTATTTAAACCCGCCGTAAAAAATGTGATGTTTACATACTCCTGTAATTGACTGATATGAGTAGTCTCTGTCCCCACGACGATAGCTGCATTTTTCAGTTCCTCGAGTAAACGAAAGAAGTATCCGTCCCACACGGTATCTGTGGTTTGTTGTAAAAGACCCACAATAGTAGTATGTAAGGCTCCATCAGTGGTATTTAATAAGGTTCTTAATAACCCCAATCCAGTCGAAGGATTGTGATACGTGAGAGCCAAGGTTCTCAAGCCACCCAGATACGTCACGAGACCGTCAATAATAGCGGCATGATCTTTAGACCCTACCACACGAAATTCATTATCTAGGAGAGTCCTCTGGGTGGCTCCCCACAATAGAAACCCGAGGAGTGTATTTACAAGAACACCTCGATTTGTAGTATCCGGGGAATCGCTATTTAAAGCAATTATAGTGTCCCGTAACGTAGTCGCATATGCGGTGAGACTCACCGATGTATCGGTTGTACGTAAGTCGTTTAATAGGGTGACCTGATCAGCACCCCATAAATTTTGGATGGCTTCGAGATTAGATACAAAATCATTACGGTTTATGAATATGGATGGTAAAGAGTCCCCAAGTAGGTCGATGATACCTTGTAGCACAGCAGTAGTTCTATCAACATATCCCGCTACTATGGTTGATAATACACCATTTACATACTCGACGAGTCTGTCGATGTGACCCGTTGGTGTAGTTGCACGTAAGCCATTTAATAGGGTGACCTGATCAGCACCCCAAAAACCTGTTATTGCGACGAGACCATCTATAAATTCATTCCGGTTTACTACTATAGGTGGTAAAGGGTCTGTAGCGAGTGTGGCGTTGATAGTATTTAGTTCAACTGCAGTTTTAGCAACATAACCCACTGTTAAAGTGTACAATATCCCGTACACATATTGAATGAGTCGATTAATGTGATTTGCTGGTGTAGTCGTACGCAAATCATTTAATAAACTTGCTTGACTCACCCCCCAAACACCCGTTATCGCTTCGAGATTCGACACGAATTCATTACGGTTTACTACTATTGGTGGTATTGGGTCCGTCTCGAGTGTAGTGATGATAGCATTTAGTTCACTTTCAATTTTAGTGGTGGGGGTCAGTAACTCGTACAATATCCCTTTCACATATTGAATAAGTCGGTTAATGTGATTTGCTGGGGTAGTCGTACGCAAATCATTCAAAAGGGTGAGTTGGCTAGCCCCCCAAACATTCGTTTCTGCGACGAGACCATCTATAAATATAGTTCGGTCCGGTCCCACGTCCGGTAATGGGTCCGTCTCGAGTGTAGTGATGATAGTATTTAGTTCACTTTCAATTTTAGTGGTGGGTGTCAGTAGCTGGTACAATATTCCGTTTATGTACTCGGTGAGTTGTTCTGTGAGAGTTGTTGGTGTCGTGGATGTACGCAAATTGGTTAAGAGGGTATTTTGCTCGGATCCCCAAACACCCGTTATCGCTTCAATATTAGATACATAATCGTTACGGTTTATTAGTATAGACGGTGTCGGGTCCGTCTCGAGTGTAGTGATGATAGCCTGTAGTTCAACATCAGTTTTAGTAGTGGGTGTCGGTATAGTGGACAATGTCCCGTTTATGTACTCTGTGAGTTTTTCAATGGGAGTTGTTGGTGCCGTGGATGTACGCAAACTGGTTAAGAATGTATTTTGTTCAGATCCCCAAACGCCAGTTATCACTTCGAGATTAGATACATAATCATTGCGGTTTATTAATATGGACGGTGTCGGGTTCGTATTAAGTGTGGTGTTAACAGCCTGTAGTTCACCTTCAGTTTTATCAACATATCCTACTGCTAGGGTTGATAATCCACCTTTTACGTACTCTGTGAGTCGGTCAATATAACCCGTTGGTATATCTGAACGCAACTCTTCCAATAGAGTGAGCTGACTTGACCCCCAAAGACCTGTTTCTGTAACGAGCTTAGATACAAA